CTACTGGTCCTGGCGGAACATTCGACTTCCAAGACGGTATTGTCATGCTAAGTGGTTCGGATGTTAGAGTTGATACTCCGACAGACGTTGGACAAGCTGCTAACAAAGGATATGTTGATGCTGAAACAACTCTAGTTGCTGGTGACGGTATCTCAGTTGATAACCTAACGCACACAGTTTCTCTAGACGGTTCTGCAATCTCGCAAAACTTAGTACCGTCAGACGACAACCTGTATACACTAGGTTCTCCAGACAAGGTATGGAAAGATGTCTACATCGGTCCAGGATCTCTATACATCGGTGGTCAGAAGGTTATCGAAGATAACGCTGGTACGATTACTGTAAACGCAGATCCAGATCAGAACCTAACAGTTCAAACAACTGGTACTGGTGGATTGAGTGTACAGTCAACTGGTTCGGGTGGTATCTCGATTGATGCTGCTTCTGAAGCAGTCCAAGTCAAGTCAGACATGGTCGTATCTGTAGGTAAGACTATCACAACAGTTGGCGGTGCTGCAACTAAGTTCGGTGGTGACATCGACATGCAGACTAACACTGTAAGTGGTCTAGGTGCTCCATCTATGGACGCAGATGCCGCTACTAAACTGTATGTAGACGATCGTATCGCAGAAGGTACTATCTCAGGTAGTAAGACTTTCTCTGACAACGTTATTGTCTCTGGTAACCTAACGGTTTCAGGTACAACTACTACAGTTAACAGTGAAACTATCTCACTAGCAGACAACATCATTGACTTGAACTCTAACCTAACTTCAGGTGCTCCAAGTGAAGATGCTGGTATTCGCATTATGCGCGGAGACGCATCTGCTGTTCAACTTCGTTGGAACGAGACTTCAGATCATTGGGAGACTTACAACGGTTCTGCATGGACTAAGATTGCACTAAGCACATCTGATCTGGCAGAAGGTTCTAACCACTACTTTACAGAAGAACGTGCCAAGGCATGTTTGACTGGTGGTCTATGTATCACTTACTCATCTGTAACTGGCGAGATCAAGGTTGACCAAGCAGAAGCCGAGTCTACACTACGTGTTGCTGAGTCTGTTGCTTCAGATGACGCTGACAAACTAGATGGTCAGGAAGGTACTTATTACCGTATCAACGTTTATAACGTTGCTGGTACTCTAGTCAACTAATCTTAGATTAGTGAATAAGAAAGGGGACTTCGGTCCCCTTTTTTTATATTTGTATAAATAGACGTATAAATAGAAATAATCTTTATTGGACACTAACATGTATTCTACTGACCGAGATGAATTGATAGATTATTGCTTGAGGGCGTTAGGTCACCCTGTCGTTGAAATAAACATTGACGAAGAGCAATTAGACGATCGTATAGATGAAGCGTTACAGTGGTTTCGTGAACATCATCCAGACGGATCTCGCCGTTACTATCTCAAACATAAACTAACCGCACAAGATATTGAAAACAAGTATATTGACTTTGCTGATGATTTAGACTTGTCTGCAGTTGTGAGAATGTTACCTATGTCTTGGACTGCAACTCAGTCGGGTTGGTTTAGTGACGCATGGCAACTAGTCAAGTTTACTGTCACCGACTTTACAAGTGGTGGTGGTTATATGGCAGACCTTGCGCACTACGAATCTATGCAACAACATCTGTCATTACTTGATATGAAACTAGTGGGCACACCACAGATTACATTCGACAGACAATACAACCGTGTCAATCTACACATCTCAAAACACAACATGAAAGAAAACGATTATGTCGTTTTTGAGGTTTATGGTATTCGAAATCCAGACGACTCAGTAAATGAATATAACTCGCTCTGGAATCACAAGTTTGTGAAAGAATACTCAACTGCACTTATCAAAAGGCAGTGGGGACTCAATCTTATTAAGTTTGACGGTATGGTACTGCCAGGCGGCACCACAGTCAACGCACGACAAATATATGAAGATGCGTTACAAGACATTGAACGTATTATGACTAAATTTAGAGAAGAAGAGGACGAAGGTCCAATTTTCTTCATGGGGTAAGTTATGGCTACTAACCCATATTTTTCACAGAAGTATCGCCCAGAACAAGACCTGTATGAAGATCTGATCATTGAGTCGATCAAGATGTATGGTCAGGACATTTACTATCTGCCTCGCGAGATTGTAGAGTCAGAAGATATCTTTCTTGACAGCATCCAGTCTCAGTTCTCTGACGCCTACAAAGTAGAAGTGTACATCGAGAATGCAGAAGGTTTCGAAGGCGAAGGGGATCTTTTCACTAAGTTCGGTATCGAATTACGAGATCAGGCAACTTTTGTTATCGCACGTCGTAGATGGAAACACTTGATCGGCGACAGACTTGATGCTGCGCAATTCCGTCCACGTGAAGGTGATGTTATATACTTGCCGTTATCCGAATCATTATTCCAAGTTATGAAAGTAGAGACCGAGTCTCCTTTCTATCAACTGTCTCAACTACCTCTGTTCCGTATGCAATGCGAGTTATTCGAGTTTTCAGACGAAGACTTCGACACTGGTATCCCTGGAATCGACAACGTTGAAGTTGAGGGCGCATTCCAATATGAACTCAAGATGCCAGACGAAGGCATGGGTCGTGAGATCTACTACCTTGTCGGCGAAGATGTTTATCAAGAGTTTGATGACTTCCGACTTGAAGGCGAAGTTACTTCTTGGAATCACGACACGCGGGTCCTCAAGATTGCGCACACTGGCGCAACAGACGGTAAGTATCACGAGTGGGCGACAAACAGACCTGTTATTGGCGAGAACGCATCATTGACACCTATCTCTGAAGAGGAAGGAATCAACGAGATTGATCGCTTAGCGCAGAAACGCACCTTTGATGACTTTGCAGAAGACTTCCTAGACTTCACAGAGTCTAATCCGTTTGGAGATCTAACATCATGATGGGCGGACACTTCTATCACAAACGAGTACGAACGTGCGTTGCGCTGTTTGGTTCTATGTTTGATAACATCAATATACTAAGAACCGCGTCAAACGGCAAAGTATTATCTCAAGTAAAAGTGCCGCTGTCATATGCACCCGCCAGATCGTTCATAGAGCGTCTAGAAGAGATGTCAAACGGAGAAGAGGCAGAACGTAGGGTCGCACTTAAACTTCCTAGGATGTCTTTCGAGATCGTCTCCATCATATATGACCCTACTCGACAACTTCCTAAGATTAATAGTTATGTTACATCTAACGACGACTCTCAATTTCGTAGATATGTCGGTGTACCTTACACAATTAGTTTTGAACTCCACATTTATGCGAAGTCGCAAGACGACGCGCTGCAAGTCGTAGAACAAGTCGTACCATACTTTGCGCCGCAATATACGTTAACGGTTAAACCATTTACAGACGAACCTGATATCAAAGAGGACGTTCCTGTGACACTTGTTGGCGTCAATTTATCAGACGATTTCGAAGGCGCGATTGAACAGAGAAGAACAATTATTTACACTCTATCGTTTGATATGAAGATGAACTTCTACGGTCCTGTACAGTCTGGCCCAGTCATTCGCGAAGTTAATGTCGATCTAAATACTAGTGACAACGAGTTTGCGGAATTAATAACGGTGACCCCAGATCCGATTGATGTGACCCCAGACAGTGATTATGGATTTAACTTGGTGATAAGTGATGAGAGACAATCGTAAACCGCCTGGACTTTTTGACGAAGAACAGAAAAAGAACTTTGTCCATGAACAGGACTATGAGTACTCTCGCGATACTTACTATGACCTAATTGAAAAAGGTCGTGAGTCTCTAGAACTCATGATAGAAGTCGCGCGGGAGAGTGAACACCCTCGTGCGTTTGAGGTTCTGTCTGGCATGATCAAGGGCATCGCAGATGTCAATGACAAGTTGATGGACCTAAACAAGAAACAAAAAGAACTTCAGAAAGAAGACAAACCTGCCGAAGCAAAAACTACTAATAATAATCTATTTGTCGGGTCTACTACAGAATTGCAGCGTATGCTGTTGGGTGATGAGAAAGTTATAGACCAAGACGAAGATGAGTAGTTATACAAAAGAATCTTACCTCGGAAATCCTAATGTAAAAAGAGATGGCGTCGCAGAAGAATGGGATGCCAAGAAACTACGTGAGTATAAGAAATGCATGAAAGACCCATCGTATTTCTGCAAGAAGTATGTCAAGGTCATTCACCTAGATAAAGGTCTCGTGCCGTTCAAACTCTATCCGTATCAAGAAAAGATGTTCGAACATTTCAACGACAACCGATTCAATATTGTGTTGGCGTGTCGTCAGTCTGGTAAGTCTATCAGTTCGGTTGGTTACTTGTTGTGGTACGCACTCTTTCACCCAGAGAAGACTATCGCGATCCTTGCAAACAAAGGTATGACTGCGCGTGAGATGCTGGCGCGTGTCACACTTATGTTAGAGAATCTGCCGTTCTTTCTTCAGCCAGGATGTAAGGCACTCAACAAGGGTTCTATAGAACTGTCCAACAACTCTCGCATCATCGCTGCGGCAACGTCTGGTTCTTCTATTCGTGGTATGTCCGTCAACCTACTATTCTTAGATGAGTTTGCGTTTGTTGAAAACGCGGCAGAGTTCTATACATCTACATACCCAGTAATCTCATCTGGTAAAGAAACAAAAGTTATCATAACAAGTACTGCGAACGGTATCGGTAACACCTATCACAAGATATGGGAAGGTGCCGTGCAGGGCGTGAACGAATACAAACCATTCCGTGTAGATTGGTGGGATGTGCCTGGACGTGATGATAAGTGGAAAGAACAAACGATTGCTAATACTTCTACTCTACAGTTTGACCAAGAGTTTGGTAATACGTTTTTCGGAACGGGTAACACGCTGATCGAAGGTCAGGTATTATTAGATTTGAGATCTCGAGAGCCTTTGTCGTATCACGAAGGCGGCAGTCTGCTGATATATGAAGAACCTGTAGAAGATCACATGTA